CCAAGAGTACCCGCCATAGTCACATTTACTGTACCAGTAGGTATCTCTATAACATCCGCATCAGCATCATTCTTTATGGTCACATCATTCGTAGAGCCTTGGCCTGTAAGGATCAAACCTTCAGCCGCTGTATATCCTATTGCTGCGTTATCACCTGCAGCTGTATCTCCAGTTGCTTCTAATGTTAAACCAGTTATAACACCAGTAAATGTTGCATTTCGACCGCCAGTAATATCTATGTTTGAATCTGTTATGATTGCTTTAGAAGCAATAACTGTACCAGCAGTAATGCCATCTACTAGATTAAGTTCAGCAGCAGTTGAAGTAACTGCAGTCGAACCAAGAACTAATTGACCATCTGGTACAACTACTCTTCCAGCTCCGCCAAGAATTAAATCATCGGCTGATGCATCCCATTCCATATAAGCTGATGCTGTAGCACCAAAGAACTTTACGTCATAGCCAGTGTCATTAACACCTACTGAAACAGCAGCATCAATTTGAACTGCACCGTCTATATCAACTGCATCTAAGTTAGTTGTTCCGTCTATGTCAACGTTACCTGATATATCAAGCTCAGTTGCAGTGATCTTATCATTGAACGTAGCCGCACCAGCATTTGCCATTGAGAGGGTGAGGGCTGTTATAGTTGAACCGCCATCATTACCACTAATTACTAAATCTTTATCTTGTTGTCCTACATGAATACCTAAATCATTTGAACTATTGAAAATTATTCCATAATTAGTTCCATTTTTATCAAATTTAGTTTGACCACCTACATCAAGATGAATATCACTAGCTACATCTATTGTTAGGCTGCCAGAAGATAGATCTATCTCTGTGCCATCAATCGTAATATTATCTACAACCACACCTGCGTTAGCTGTAACTACGCCACTAAAATTTCCGGTTGTAGAAGCAACACCAGCATTCGCCGTAAATAACTGAGAAGCGTTAAGAGTTGCTGCAGCAGTTCCACCGGTTGTAAAAGTAATTACGTCTGATCCAGAGAATGCAATTGTTGTATTAGCATCTCCATCGCCACTTAAACTATCTAATGCTATAGTACCGACATTTGTAAGATTCGCATCGCTCATATCCATATTACCGGTAACATCTAAGTCACCGCCAACAGATAAATTGCCGCCTATTGTTACATTTGTTGTACCAGTCGGAACTTGTATTACATTAGCATCAGCATCATTCTTTATTGTTACGTCATTTGTTGAACCCTGACCTGTCAGAATTAAACCTTCAGCAGCAGTAAAACCTATGTTAGCATCATCACCAGAAGCTGTATCGCTACTTAAAATAACTGAGCCAATGCCTCTTCCTGTAATTTTAGTTAGTGCCATTCATTTAATCCTTTTTTCTTATATCAATATTTCCTGATATAGATATTCTTTCCCCGTCATTTTCATAAAACGGAAAAACTTGGTGAAGCATTTGTGAGGGAAACATAACCATGTAACCTTCAGCTTCTTTCTCCATGTTATACGCAAAGGTTGATACTTTGCCTAGAGTGTTCGTATAACTAAAAGCAAAATTAGATATATGATTATCTGCATTTGATTCAGCACATATAGGCAACTTACGTTGCTCAGCAAAAGACGTAGGTATTTGCATCCATATAACAAAACTGTATACCCCACCGTGATCGTGTGGTGGGTTAAATTCGTGTTTCTTTTGAAAGTTAACCCAGAGACTTTCTAGGTTAAACCCTTCGCCTTCTTTCATAACGGCTCTCCAAGGAGGCCCATAAGACTCAATGTGGCTGTCCATAAACTTAGGGATTAACTCACCTACAAACTCTTCAAGCAGTGGTGAGTTTCCATCAAGACGTATAGAAGAACTAATATTACCTGCGAGTTCAGGCTTCATATCATCTGGCTCTTCTCTTGCCTCATTGATTACTGTCCATATATTTTTTATAACTTCTTCTGATAGCTGCCCTTCGACAACTCCTACATTTGGGAAATTTCGCGTTATTAATTCCATGATTAACTTTCTAATGTTGTTACTCTTGCTTTTAGAGCTGTATTTTCTGTTTGTAAAGTATCTATCTTAGCAGATAGTTCTTGCATTGCTTTGGTTAGCATTGGTACTATTGCTGTTTCACCCACTCTTTGTTGTCCAGTAAGATCATCATCATCCCACATACTAAAGCCATCTTTAATATCGCTGTGTTTATCAATAGCTGCTTTAACTTCTTGCGCTATAAAGCCGTGTTGTGATTTAGAATTTTTATAAACTTCTGTAGAACCTTCTTCATAACCTCTAAAGTTTTCAGGTAAATCACCTTTGTTTTTATAGTTAAAGGTTACTGGGCGTAAATCATTTATAAATTCTAAACCTGCTGTAGCATCTTCAATATCTTTTTTAAGTCTTTCGTCTGATGGAATAGCCCAAGTTGTGTTGCCGTGAGTTGATCTGATGTCACTTGCACCAATACCAATAGTTGTATAACCACTTTCACCTACAACACCAAAACCAAGTGCATTAGCATTATCAGTTGTTGCATTCGTTATTGTAGTGTCAGCACCTAGCATGGTGTTGTAATCACCTGTAGTTATATTGCTACCCGAAGATCTACCTACACAAGTATTTTCTGTGCCTGTTGTTACGCCAGAACCTGCTGCTTGTCCTAGCATAGCATTTTGTTGACCTGTAGTAACTGCATTTCCTGCATTAACACCTACAGCAGTATTTAAAATTCCTGTTGTATTTGCTCCTAAAGAATCACCACCAAAAGCAGCGTTTCCATAGCCTGTTGTATTAGCGTCTAATGTCGCTTTACCAAATGCATCATTTGCTGTGCCTGTTGTGTTTGATAATAAAGCTTGACGACCTACTGCTGTGTTGTCATCTGCTGTGGTATTATTTGCTAAAGCACCAGAGCCAAATGCTGCATTATTAGCGCCAGTTGTGTTGCTAATTAAAGCAGCAAAACCTGCAGCTGTGTTGTCAGCGGCTGTGGTATTAGCATACAAAGCAGTAGTACCAATGGCTGTGTTGTTAGCACCTGTGGTGTTCAGAGCTAAAGCCTGTCTACCTACCCCTGTATTATTAGACGCAGTAGTATTTCCTTGTAAGCAGTTCTCTCCTACAGCTACATTACTGCTTCCAGTTGTGTTTGCAAAGAGTGAAACCGCACCTAGTGCTGTATTAGTAGCACCTGTCGTATTAGCTTGTAACGATAATCGCCCTACTGCTACGTTCTCTGCACCTGTGGTGTTTGCAGTTAAAGCGTCAATTCCAACTGCGGTGTTGTTAGAAGCTGTGGTATTTGCAAGTAAAGCATCTTTACCTACGGCTGTATTACCAGCACCTGTACTATTAGTTTGTAAAGCCGACCTTCCAACAGCTACATTGTTAGATGCTGTGGTATTTCCAGATAAAGATAAAGCACCTAATCCAGTATTACTAGCACCTGTCGTATTAGCATCAAGGGAATTGTTACCCATTGCTGTATTATTAGAACCTGTTGAGTTTAGTTCTAATGCTTGATTACCAAGACCAGTATTATTGTCACCATTGCTTGTTTTTAATGCTTGAAAGCCCACCGCAACATTAGCTGTTCCTGTTGTGTTTGTTTTTAAAGATTCATAACCTATAGCTACGTTGTTACCAGCAGTAGTATTAGCTAATAAAGCATTAGCACCAATACCTATATTGTTATCACCAGTCGTATTAGCAACTAAAGCATTATATCCGACACCAACATTTTCAGTACCTGTAGTGTTAGCTTTTAAAACATCTAAGCCAGCACCTGTATTGTTGTCTCCTGTTGTTAATGCTGATAAAACATCTGCACCGATTGCAGTATTACCATCACCTTCTGTTAAAACATTAAATACTTGATGACCAAAACCTGTGTTGTTAGAAGCTGCGTTAAGTGTACCTGTACCAGCATCGTTGCTGATAAGCATACTATTAACAAAGTTTGTTTTAGAACCTGATATTCCTAGTGTGTTAACAGTTCCTGTAACTACTAAATCACCACCTATAGCGGCATCATCTGTAACTGTAAGGTCATCATCTACCCTTAAATCTACTACGCTAAGATTAGCAAAAGCATCTACAACTGCTGCACCTGAACCAGCACCATCTAGGTAAACTGCTTTGGTATCTCCCGGAAGTATGGTTACGTTAGCACCAGTACCTTGTGAGATAATAATATTTTGCGAACCACTTGTACCATTTTCGATAAAGTGCATTCTGTTAATTGTGTTTGGGCTTATGGTAATAGTACACGCTGAATCTAGTGTGCCTGTATACTCAACATACATAGAACGTACAGGATCAGTTGCACCATCTGCTACAACTGAAGCGTGGGTATTAGCGTTAGTAGTTATCCCCTCAGTTCCGTAACTAAGACCTTCACCGATTAACTCTAGGTTAGTATTAGTTGTTGTACCCCAGGTTCCACTGGCATCACCAGTGGCCATTTCGTTTAATCTTAGGTCATTTACGTAAGTCGATGCCATTTATTGTCTCCACTAAAAATTCTATATAATTTATTCTAAGTATATTCATTATATACTCAATTTGTTAGGCTGCAACATCTGTCCAATTTGGAGTTTGACTTTCACTTATATCTTGGAAGCGAGATGTTTGATCTTCATCAATCATACTCCAAGCTACCAATATGCCTACATTACCTGTTAAAGCATCTAAAGATCCTAGAGTAACGTCTGCTTCAGCATCAACAGTTACTGTGCCTAACGTACTAGTTATAGCATATCCTGATACTGATAGATTGTTATTTGTTACTAAAGATATACTGCCAAGAGCGGAAGTTACTGCTACTCCTGATGGAAAAACATTTGCCTCGCCATCAACAAGAACAGATACAGAACCTAATGTTCCTAAAGCACTTGGACATACTGCTATGGCCTGTGCGTTTACTCCAGCGGTAGGTGCGCCAGTTGCATTAGCAGCCGCTGGTGCAGATGGGCTTACAGGAACTGTACCTTCGCCAAAAGCTAGGCTTCCCCACCCTGTTGCTCGTCCCCAACCGTTTAATTGTTGATCGGACATTTAATTAATTAAGCTATACGAATTATAGCTGTTCCTGCTGCTTTTGCGGGAAAAACAACTGTAAAATCGCCTGCTGTACTGGTTTTATCTCCACCAAAATCAATTGTTGCTACTGATTTATCGCCATTAGTATCGTTATAAATCATACAACCGCGAGCAGTTATTGTAGCAGTAGAAAATGTTAAATCGTTAAAATCAGTAACTGCTGTAGTTCCAGTAGAACTTGGAGTTACATTAACTAATGCTGATCCACCTGAACTATAATTTGTACCAGAAGCTTGTCCAGTTGTTGTAAAAGCTGTAGTAGTTGCGCCTAAAGTAGCAGAACTTGTATATAAAGCTAATTTAAAACTATTGCCAGTGCTGTTGGTAAAATTATGAGTAGCAGTCAACAACTGTACTTTAAAGCTTGTTGTTAGTGTGCTTGTGATTGCCATACTTATATCCTCTTAATAATATTAGCTAAATCTTCATCGCCAGCTTTCAATAACTCTTGTATGAGACTTGCCTTATAAGATTTTATAGCATTTTTAAGGTAAATCAAACACACTTGACGAATTAAATCCTTATAAGCTCTAGCTTGCTCTTTTATATGAGGTTCATTATTGTCAGAATATCCGCATATTTTATCAGTTAATTGCTCTGCCCAAAACTCAGGGGGGTGTCCACCAAACTTAGTTGTCGCTATTTCGACCATGCCTAATTCTGGAATCCCATCTGGCGTAATTTTAATTACCATTTTTTAGGATCTCCTGCTTGGGATTTTTTTAAATTAGAATCATATCTATCTACATAAACAAATTCTTGTTCTTTTTCTTTGTTGTCTAGTCTGCCTTTTTCTACTTGGCTTTTGTTAAAAACACACAATTTATTTTTATTATCGGCTACTATCATTTTTGGATCATCTAATCGGTGATAACCATATAATCTTTCTTCGTTAGGTATTGCTGTATCTAGCAAGAAAGAAGAATGTGCAACTTCAACTTTAATGTCGTTTTCCATGCATTTACATAGCCAAAACTCCACACAAGCTCTGCCTGCCTCGGCAAAATGTAAGTTACCTTTATATGTAAAATCTATGCCAAATAGCTTTAAACAACCTACTTTATTCCACATTGCAAATGCAATAGCATAAGCAACTGTATTATTTAGATAAAAACAATTAAATTCTGATACAACCTCATTAACTGGGTATTCAACTAAGCCAGGACATCGCTTATCTAATTCACAAGTATAAATTGGACCTTTGTGTGTTTTACAGATGTGAGACATAGTATTTGTTTGGCCACCTGCATCATCGGTTTCTAAGAACCTTGAAGCGGGATCCATCATAAAAACACGATCATGAAATATTACATTTGATACTGCATTGATAGCCCATACTTCATCAAAATGTACACCATGTGATTTTGCTAAGTCGTAATCAAACCAACTTTTGCCCATGCCTACTATAGCCACAGTTTTACCTTCAAGTCCCTTGATAGGTTTCATACTTTCTCCTTTATGTTTTAACTTACTTGTGAGCGAAGTGAGTCATAACGATATTCATCGCGTCTGCCTCTAGCTTCTGCTCTATTTTTCAATCTAGCTATGTTTTCTTGAAATCTAGTCTCGTAAGTAGCGAGTAAATCTGGTTCACCCTTCATAAAGGTATAAGCCTCAACTAATGAGCCATATAGTAAAGCATCTCTAGCATTTTGAGATAACCAAGTGCCAGTTGTAGTAGTTACTAAACTGTTTGGTCGATAGAGATAATGCAACTCTACTGTGTAAGCAGAATCGGGTAATGGCGCGACAACGATAGTAGTTCCAGAACTTCCAGAAGTGCTGTAAGATTTATCGAAATCTGCGTAGTACAAAGGCAGTCCTCTAAGACTGGTATCAGATATGTCAGGAGTATACTCCTGCATAAAACTGGGGTGCTTCTTTTCTAAAAAGATATAATCATTTGTTGTTCCATCAATGACTGCTAAAGAAAAACTTAAAATAAAATCTGTAGGGCATGTTAAAAAACGATTACCTACAGTTAAAGTACCTTGTTGGTTTTTTCTAAAGTAATCTTCTTGAACAAGATTAAATATACGATCTTCTGCATTTTTTATAAAATCAGGGATAGTCGTATTGAAAGTTGCTTCATCATTATCAGTGAAACTTTGAATCAATGCATATAATTCGTTATAAGTCATATTGTGATTGTAACCGTTCCTAGTGATGATGTCATTTTTGAAACTTTAAAATTAGCACCTAATAAAGCAGGATTCATAGATAAAGAGTTAATACTAGTAGAATTAAATACATTAGCATCACTTACAACAACAAAACCTTCGCCAACTTCTTTATCATTATTAGGCCGTGGCTTATACAAAGCTTCTGCATCAGTTACGGTTGGAGTAGGTCCTAATTGAGGTGCTTTAGGCTCAAAACATTCAGGGCAAGTCTTAAATTTATTCCATTCTTCTTTTAATTCATTTAGTTTATATTCAAAACCACAACGATCACATAAACCAAGTGCATATTTTCCAACTGCGTAAGCCATTAGTAGGTACTTCTTATGCCAGGTCTTACTTTAAAAGAAACTCTATCCTCGTCTTGGTCAGCAGCCCTTCTAAACTCTTCTTCGTATAATTCTTTTAGTAATTGTGTTTTTTCTGGCGCTCTTTTTACTGAAAGATAAAAAGCTAAACCAGCAGTAAAACAAGGATAAAAACGAAATGGCATATCCATTGTATTAATGGCGGTATCTGCATCATCCATTCTTATTAAATTATTAAAAACTAATATGTCTGTAGAGTTTTCTGGTGTAGGCCAAACTTTTATAATAGGTGTAGTTAATTTGTCAAAAAAGAACTGGGATGGTCTTCCTTCTGTAGATTTAGTAGGAATATTAGTATATTCAGATCGACCTACTCTATTCATGCTTGTATCAGTTACTGTGCCATTAATTGTACGTCTTAATATCATGTCTAATATATCAATTACACTAGTATCTAAAGGATAGGAAGCGGTGCTTTGAGTAACAGTTTGCGTAGATTCTTTTATAGTCCACTGATTTAATCCTCGATTAGCCCATTCAGCTAACATAAGATTAATTGATCTTTTTGCTGTTTTTAAATCATAACCTGTACGCAATTCAAGACCACAACGCTCATAAGCTTCTTCTACAAACTCAGTTACGTTAGGTTCAAAATTTGTGCTATTTGATATTGCCATTATTTTTTCTTAATATTTTTTAAAGTTTTTTGTAATCTTTGAGCTTGATTAGCATGTAATCTAGATGCATTTTTTAACTCTTTAATCATTTTTCTTGTTTGAGCTTTAGTAAGTTCTGCCATCTTAATCTTCCTCTGGAGCATATAGATTATTAAATGTAATGTTTGGATCTATATAACTTTCATGTTGTTCTGCTGAATGCGTCCATTGAGAGGGCATAAAGTCTGGCGCTCCCTCACCTACACGCCATAAAGCAGGATTTGTTGCTCTTACTCTATTATTAGGTAAGGCTACAAAACTACCAGTATATTCACCAGCTTCTGTTAAATATAACACATGTGACTGCTTATGTTGAGCAGGATCATCTGCTATTGAATTATCAGTATAATCTACAGTAAATAAATATTTACCTGTATGAAATTCTCCACCTATTTTACATAGCCAGGGGGATGAACTTACTCTGTCCATAACAACAATAGAATGTTCGTGACTTAAACAATCCCACGGTTGAGCTAAATGATCTTCCATTGGTGAAGGCCATTCACCTAATGGTATATCTGCTACTAAGGCTTGTATAGGCATTCTTGCCCACATAGCACCACCATGAACATTCTCTGCATCTTCCATGCTGTCTATTTCACAGCCAGTAAAAACTACTTGGAACGATAAAGACCTGTCTGGAATTGTATTAACAGCTATAGCAAGAGCATGTAAATACTCTCCATGATATTTGCTATGATTTGCTGTAAATTCTTTTCTTACCCAGCATTTAAACTGGGGTATGTTAGAAATTAAATATGACATAAGAATTGTAAATTAACGCTTACCGCCTTTAGCCATGTATTTAGTTCCTTTCGTAGCTCCACCTTTAGCCATGTATTTAGTACCCTTCATAGCACTACCACCTTTAGCCATATATTTAGTAGCTTTACCACCTTTTGCCATGCCTTTAGTTTTTTTTGAAGGACCGCCTTTTGCCATGTATTTAGTGCCTTTTACAGATCCACCATTAGCGTATCCTTTAGTTCTTTTAAACATATCTTTTCCTCAAGAAATTGTAGTTACTTTTCTTCTATCGTTTAATACTTTACCGCAACCTTTTGCAATAAAGCCACCGTTTTTCATTTTTATTCTATTTTGTTTTCTAATCTCGCCACCAGAATTTACAGAAACTTTAGCTGCTTTTGTATTTGCAACAACTGTTGCACTTTCTCTTTTTTTCTTATTTGCAGTTGAAGCTCTTTGTTTTTTAGTAAGACTATTTGCTTTTGACGCTGGTAAACAACGATCTGGATTTTTTTTATCTTTACTAGTACCACATTCTCCAGCAATATTGCCTTGACTATCTATTCTTTTCCAGTTTTGGTCTCTCCATTGTTTAAGCTGACCCATTATCTAAGCCTCGCTTTCATTACTCTGCCTTGACCTCTAATATCTACAAGTCCACCATGAGATTTGTTAGTTCTTTTAGATTTTTTAGCATAGTTTGGATCTTTACAATACTTAGATGCAGCCATGTTTGCATAGGCTGAAGGATATGTATCAAAGGTTCTTTTTGCCCAAGCTTTACCTTCTGGACAAATTTTACCTTTGCTTTTTGCTTTTGCAGCCATTTAACAGTCCCAATCTTTACGCGCCCAATAGTTAGCACTGCATCTATCGCTTTTTATTCCACCACTTCTAGCACAATAACTTTTTTTTCTAGCAGCACTGTTTTTATGCATACCCATTTTTTTATCGCCAAAAGTAATTCTTTTTACTTTACCGCCATCACTACTGGGACACATAACATAAACTTCTTTACGTTTTTTACCAAAACCGCCATTGCCCTGTGGAATAGCCCTGGGTTTATTAAGTGTTACTTCTTTATTTTGCCATTTCGCCATTAGGCATGAAATACAGTCAATGTAAGAAAAGTAGATACAGTGTATTGAATATAAATACCATCAGTAAATATTACTCCCTCTTCTGGTATGACTACATCTCTTGTTGCATCAGCATCACCAACA